AATCTGAAATATCAAAGGTCAAGCCATAGCGTGAATCTTTCACGTTGCTTAATTGTCTACGGATGATTTGAGCGTCAATCGTTGCGCCTGTTAGGTCAACTGGTGTTGAACCATTATTAAAGGCAAGATTCCAAAAGGTCTTTTGTTGATAGACCAATTCGCCCGCAATAATCGGATTGTCAAAACCCGACACTTGCGAAAGTGTGTTTTTATTGAATACCGCCATGATTTTCCTTTTCTCGGCTATCGCCCTATGCACTCACAGGGCTGCAATCATGTCGTATATTGTTTTGGTTATTCTAGCCCGAAACGTATACGCATGGAATCATTTTTACCTCTGTAGGGCTATTAAATGTTACGTCTACCCGTGATTTTGCTACGGTGTAGGACATAACCGTGTCGTTAGCTTGTTTCATCCCCTTGCCTAGCATTGAACTAGCCACAATTAAATCACCTTTTTGGATGTTTCCACCCAAACCGCAGACGTTAATTTGACCCTCGCCGACTGCGTTAATGTTGACAACATAATATCCGTCAGGCACTAATGAAGTCTGCGCTGCTATAGGTGTTGCCGCAATAGGCTGATTGTTTTCATCAAGCGTTGCGGGTGGCGGCTCAATAGGTGTTAGCCAGTTTGTAGGTGGCTCTGTGTAAAGCTGGCTACATACCCCAATGATGCCTTTTTGGTTGTCTTGGTTAGCAATGTCTACATAAAAGGTAGAACTGCTAATGCCTGACACTTGGTAAACGCCAACGTCAAAAAGAATATCGCCAATCTGTACTGTAGTGGTGTCTGGTATTAAGCCTTCGTGAAACCCTGTGAACGGCCCGGTTCCGTCAACAATGTAAATCTTACCTTGTCCCGAACCCGCAAACGCACAATAGCTTGCGTCAGCTAAAGATATTTGTTTGCTAATAGTTGTGCTGTTTGCTTGATACATCCTAAACAAACCACCAGAACCAACAAAGCCTACATAGCCTTCGGTCAATGGTAAGGTTTGCCCGTTGTAGGCTGTACCTAAACATCCAACATATCCAAACGCTGCTTGAAATGCAGACTTAGCGGCTGCGGCAACGTATGTGCCGCTAAAGCTACTTACAATGCCTGTTGTGCCGTAACCGATACCCGTACTTGTTGTTGGCGTATAGGTCAATGGTGCTAAAGCGTTAACGGCTATAAGCGTTGGGCTGTTTCTAGCATAGTTAATATAAACGCCTGCCGATGCTTGTGTGGCTGTGCTTGAACTTAAAGCGTGTTCAGCAATAATTGCTGTTCGAGTATCTAAGGTTTGTTGGACAACCAAAGTACCAATAAAGTTGTTAATAGACGAACCGTAACCAAGACTAAAAAAACCGCCGTTGTATGCGCCAACCGTATTAGCTTTAATCATGCCTGCGGTAATCGTACCCGCTGTTACTTCGCCTAAGTTAGCGGTAATAGCTGATAGTGCGCCAACCTTTAAAGCTGATATATATGGGACACCCCAAACCGTTTGGTTTGTTGTGGGGCTGTATATACCGTCTGTCTGAAATATAGATTGCCCTGCACCGTATGCGGGGACTGTGGCTTGCCAAGTTTCACCGCCGCCCCAAGTGCCAACGGGAGGGAATGAAGTTGATCCTGTAGTTGTGTAAGTCGTTGGGCTTGTGCTTAATGAACTTCCAGTTACCGCAGCGTAGGCAATGCGTGCGCTGTTGCCTGTTATGCCTGTTGCACCTGTTGCTCCCGTAGCACCGTTTGTCCCTGCAAAGCCCCTTGCGGAAACTGTTGAAGTTGTCCAGTTAATAGTAGACGTTGACGTTGTGGCTGATTCCAATAGCTGTACTGTTGCACCCCAAAGCGTATAGCCGCCGCTAGGGGCTGTTGTTGGCGAGGCTGTCCATCCGCTAGGGATTGGGCTAAATGTGCCTGTTGACCATGTGTAGGTGCTTGTGCCAATTGGTGCTGTTGGGATAGTGATTTCCCAACGGTAAACAATAGGTGATGCTGTCTTTGTGCCGTTTGCGCCGTTTTGGGTAATTGATGATGTAGAAAATGGGGCAACCCAATTAACGGTAGTAAGGGTTGCGCTTGACGCTGCGGTAACAGGCTTAGATGTTTCCCAAAGATAAATGCCGGGGATACCGGGGTTTGCAGGAATGTTAACTGACCAACCACCGCCGCCTGTGTAACTGGTATTTGTGTTTGTAGTCCAATTATAGGTAGATGTGCCGCTAGGGTCTGCGGGAATAGTTGTTGACCATTGGTAAAGAAAAGCTATTGCATTTTTAGGTGCGTCTGTGCCGGGTGCGCCTGCCGCACCGGGGTCAAGGAATAGCATTTGCAAAATAGCGGTTGCGCTTTGTACGACATTGCCTAATGTGTCTTTATAGCGTACTGGTACATAAATATATGCAGGGCTTGTAGCCATTGCTGTTGGCTGTGGAAACTGTGCGTATGTGCCACCATCCGTAGGATTGCCAATCGTAACCCCTGTTTTAACAATTGCGCCGTAGCCTGTTGTAGAACTATCGCCAATGCGCCAAGTGTTGTTAGCAAATAATGCGTCTGCGTCTGTTTGTGCTGCTACAAAGTTAATTGCACCGCCTGCGGCTGTACCGTATAGCTGTGGGGCAATACTTGTAAAGACAGGTGTAACGCCGCCTGTGCGTGGCACTTGCTGAACAATTGGCTGCCATTGTGCAATAAACGTGCCTGCAACGGCTGATGTTGTTGGGTTTGGATTCCAACTAAACGGTGCGGATAACGGACTTAGAATGTTTTGCGCTACATCGTTAGATACCTTAAACGCAAAATAATATGTGTTTGTAGGTAGGCTAACATCCTTAAATTGAATAGTTGTAGCAGGGACAAAAGGTATTGAGTTTGTATTGGTCTGCGTACCCCACACGACCCAATCGGCTTCCGTTGGTGCTGATGCTGTTGTGTAAAACAACGTCACCATGCTTACCCGTCCAACCGTAGGCAAGCCACAATTGACCACAAAGTTAGGTACTGTTGCCGTGGTATCTACGTTAGATATTGTTGGGGCAAAAATTGCACTAAAGTAAGACGGACTTGGGAAGTTGCTATTGGGTGCGGGTTGATAAGCCGTTATGTCCTTGTCATCGTAAACCTGTACGTTGTATTCATTTAATTCTAACGCTGCGCCTAAACTACCATCAGGCAACGATGCTTCGTTAATTTTAGTAACTCTGAATAACTTTGAATCCCAACCGTAAGCCGTGTTGGTCAAACTAACGATGTCCCCTGCGTTGATTTGGATGCCAACATAGGTAGTGTTGATGCTTACAATTAAATCTTCCCTAGCCTGCTCTAAAGTGCGATTAGCTAGGTAATAAGCCTGCACCGAATCGTTGACCAAATCGTAAACGGTTGAATACTTGTTTATTGGCTCGTTAGGGTAGAGCAAAGGTGCGGGAGTTTGGATCGTAACGTAGTCTTGTTGGTCACGATTTAACTTAGACGGGAAACGGGCTTCAATGCGGTTTATGGACTGTGTAATGTCTGTTGCGCTTACTCGAATATCGCCAATGATGTTTGAATCATTAAACGCTAAAGCGGTAGATTGTGGCTTGTTAATAACCACACTCCATTTCCCGCTAGCTGCGTTATAACTCATCCACGAATCGCAAGCAGTTAAAATCTTGTCAATGTTTTCTAGTACTGGTTTGCCAGTATCCAACACGCCGTTAATGCGATAACGTGGCTGTGTAGCAGGATCGCCCTCTGCGTCCGTATATGTAATTAACTCATCAGAATAAGTATTTAAAGCTGCGGCTGCGGTAGCGTCTATGTACGGGCTATCAATTGCGCCGCCGTATAAAGGGTTAAACAAGTAATCTAGCCACACATCACCGGGGCAAGCGTAGCCTTTGCCAACTAAGTATTGTCTTGCGTAAAAAGTTACGGGCTGAAGTTGTGTGATGCCGTTTTCTTGGTTGTAATGCAAAACGATAATGGCAAACGCTGTGCCATTCATTCTGCGACCTGTTGGTGTCCATCGTTCAGCGGGTGCTATAGTGCCGCCGCCCGGTGGGGTTGCGCCCATAACGTCCCACGGGTACAAGGTTGTATTTAATGGCGTTACATTGCCAACTGCGTCTGAAGTGTAAAGATAAATAAACAAATTGCCGTTTATCTTTGTATCTACGTTTCCTGAACCGTCAGTCAGGCTAATGACTCTTGCCCCGTCACTAGGATCACCGCCGCCAGTATTGAACGTGCAAATCCTATCGCCGTAGTAAAACTTGGTTACGTCAAAACTAAATTGTCCATTAGTGCTAATGCTTGAAATAGCCATTGTATAAAACATGACGGTTTGTTCGGTAGACAAAACTGCGTCTACAAATTGACCGCCCAAGTATGCGTCACCATATACAACAGGGATTCCGTTTGTTGTGCTTGGTGGTACTTGCTGTCTTACGCCGTTGTCTTTTCCGTCAGAGCGTCCAAGGTCAGGCGCAAAAACTCTGCTTATTATCATACTAACGGCAAAGTTAATCGCTATAGCTGTAGCTGTTGCGGCAAATCCGCTTAACAAAAATACAGATGTTGCAATTGTCATACCAATTGCCATAGCGTCTACTGTATAGCAGACAGACAATAAAATAATGGCTAATTTAATCATTACTGTATCCAAATTTCGTCTAACTTGTTAAACCCAAATTTATCGTATTTTATGTCTGGACTGCTAACCATCTTGCCAATACTAAATATTTGTATTCTGCCTTGCGCTTTTAATTCTTTGCCGTAATCAACGTATGCTTTAAGCAATCTATAGCCTACTGTACTGTTTCTAAATTCAGGCTTGACGTACCAAGCTAATTCGTACATTTGATAGGTTTTGTCGCACCAAGCAATGTGACTAATTAAAGCCATAATCAAACCTTTGTTTGGCTCAATAAACACCACGCCTTTGCCTGCTAGTATCGTATCCAATAGCCGATTCCAGTACGGCTCATTATCTAATGTCTTGAATTGTTCGATTGGGCTTTCTTGTTGAAATAATTTCATTGTTTCTATTATTTCTGTTTTATCGTATTTTGTCGCTTTTCTAATCATTAGCCGCCGCCATCGTTGCTAGAACCCATAGTTTCCCCGCCTTCTGCTTGGTTTTGTGGTGCTTCCGAAACCGCTTGGCTACCGCTTTTAGGTGGTGCGCCAAAATCAAAATAGGTAGACGCAATCACGGGAACTCTTGCCATGCTTGTATCGTTAGGGTAAATAAAATTCCATGAGCTAGGATTAGTCTTTACTCCGGCAATCCTGTTCATTAAAATTTGACGCATAGATGAACAAGAGATTGTACAAGTCGCAATCCTTTGCCTAAGTTGCGTATTCCAGTTTTCAGTAATGCTTACTGATGCAACAATGCCTTGGTAGCGTTTGAAAAACTGTAACGTAGGCGTTGTAATGATTTGATTGTTAGCGTCCATAAAGCCACGCCATACTTCTACAATACTTCCTTTAATGTCAGCCGATAAAATGATGCCTACGTTTTGAGCATCAATACCTGTAAGAGATAAAGTTAAATCATCACTTGTTGCTTTGATGTCACGCTGAATATCGCCAAGCTGCAATAAGCTACCTAAATTATCAAAAGTAATCCCGTCAACAGTAATAGCGGATGCTGCGTTGCAATATGTATATACGGCTGTCGGTAGCGTTAGCCTTACAAATTCAG